GTCCAGTCCCGATCCTTCTGTAACGGCGTAAGCGAGTATCACGATCAGATAGTAAAACTGGTGAAAAAGAATATAAATCTGATTCGTCGTAAAATGATTGCATAAAGAAAGTAAAAAATGAGGTACGCATTAAGAAAGCAGGATAAGATTGCGGCTGCAATGAGTGAAGATTACTTAGCAAATCATATTCTAAAAAGCCTTGATAGCTTTTTCGCAAATGGCGATGATGACCAAATTATCGGAGCTATTGAGCTGGATGTCTATCAAACCATATCAGGAGAAAGCTACGCCATGTTAAGAGTAAATGACCTCGCAGACGATAACGCAATGTTGGAGTTTGCTGTAGTGGGTCAGCAATTTGATGTATTAAAACTGGCCTTTTTGGGCAGAATGAAAGGATAGAACAATGAAACTAAAAATCAAATAAATACAGGAGGTAAAGAAATGACAAAAATAAAATTGAATTGGGCATACGCAAAGGGCGAATTAGATACTGATACATTGGAGTTGGTTTGCATTCCAGCAAGAGGGAAGCGTGTGTTTGGTCCTGATGAATTGGACGCAGAACTTTGTATAAAGGACGGTATGAACTACCAAATAGCCGAAATCCATTTAGGCGATGTGGAAAGCTCAAATATCCTTTGCAAAGAAATCGCAAGACGATGGAACGAATTTGAGGAATGGCACGAGTGCAAAGAAAATACGGAAGATGTGCCGGAACGGAATACCCCATGCTTGCTAAGGATTGAGTACAAGGAAATATCTACTGGCATTATAGAAGTCGGTTATCTTACATCTGTCTGGGGTGAATACGGATGGACGGAAGATTATCTTGACAATTTCAATGAATCCGAATTTGAAGTTACTATCACCCATTGGAAGTATATAAACAAACCGAAAGGAGTTGAAGAATGAAAAAGGACATCAGGGAGGCAATAAAGGAACATCTTTATGCAAATGCGTTTGCAACAGACCCGAATAATCCGGGTTTTGTTGATAGGTTTTTTGAACACACTAAAGCTGCGGAATGGGGCGCAGACTGGCGCATCAACAGCGTATGGCATGATGTGAAAGAACTACCGGAAAACAATACGTGGTTTTTAGCACAAATCGGGAACGATTGTTTTGATACATTCACTATGAGAGTAGAAAGCGACAGATGGAAACAATGGTGTAAGGGAATGAACATAATTCGCTGGTCATACATCAAAGATTTATTGCCGAATATGGAGGACTGAATTTATGAAAGCAATAACAATTAAACAGCCGTGGGCAAGCCTGATTGTGTCCGGGCTGAAAGATATAGAAAACAGGACTTGGAGCTGTCCTAAGAAATACTTAGGTAAGAGGGTGCTGATTCATGCAGCAAAGACCTCAGTTAAGGAGGGATGGAGCGCACTTAACGGAATGCAAATAAAGAAAGTTTCCAAACACAAGGACAAACTTTACGGAGATAATGAAGATTTGCCGAAAGGTGCCATCATCGGCAGTGTCGAGATAGTCGATTGCGTTCAGAACCACCCCTCACCGTGGGCCGAAAAGGGCGTGTGGAACTGGGTGCTGGCTAACCCTATTTTATTCCCCGAATCAATACCGGCTAAAGGCAAGTTATCTTTCTGGGAATATGATAAAATTTTAGAACCTGTGTCTGATGACGATCATAAAATTTGCATGTGCCGTATATGCGTGGATGAAAAAGTTCAGGTGATGAGTATGGGGAATTATTTTGTATGTAAATATTGCGGTGGACGCTGGTATAAGTAAATCTATAACAAAATGGAATTGAACATTATGGATAAAACGAAATGTATCACTTTCGATCCGGCAGCACAGGAGGCTTTGCCGGATCATATTAAGGCTAAAATGAAAGCAGCTCGAGACAAAGCCAGATTAGAAGCATATCATAAGCAATGTCCTTGTTGGAACAGTCACAACGATAGTTGCTATGATGATAATTACCCTTGTGATAGAGATTGTGAGTATATGAAAAGTTTCAATTTAAAAATAATTGAGCTATGAAAACTTTAAAACAATGGGAAAAATCAGGCCTGGATTTAGAGGATTTTATTCATCCCGGAGATTGGATAAGTGAAGACCTATACAATTATATTGGAGAAATTGTTTGTCCGTATTATTGTTCAAAGGACTTAATCCAAGGAGGCGATCCAATTAAATCGGAAGATGGAGTATTGTTTTACTGTACCTGCCATCATACTGAAGATGATAGATATCTATATCTTGGTATTCTTCCGGAGTTTAAGCAGTAACTACTATAACTAAAGAGTCATGAAACTAACAAAAGAAGAAGACAAAGTTGTTTGCAAGTTCTTGAAGAATATTGCAGACGAAGGTGGAGAACAGTTATTAAAGCTGACTCAGTTCATGTTACTCCGATGGTCAGAAGAAGGCATTCGGATAAATGCTGGCGAAATTGCTTTAGCCCAGGTGATCAACCATGAAGGAGAACAATACAGTACCCGTATGGTTATTCAGTACTCAAAAGTTGGCGAGAAGACTTTGGAAGAACGGGCATATGAGATAGCAGACCGAATGATTTCTTCAGGATCAGATAATTGTGATATCCGAGAGGAATTGAAGAAAGCTATATTAGCAGGATACAACTTGCATCAGGAGGATTTCAATGATGAATGACTTAAATAGGACTACCCTAAGACAATCTTAGGATAGTCCTACGAATCAACGACATTTGCACTTTAGGAAACGATATATTTCCTTCTGTACTAAATGTGGGAACCTTTTAGCATAAGCTAAACTTGAAAATTGGCCTTTGCCGTTTTTACCAATTTTCCTAATTATAATTATTTTATTTCTCATAAAAATATTGTCCTATTGTTTTGTAGGACAGTGTAAATATAGAAAGTGATTTTTATATGACAACAATCGGAGTAAGAATGTTTAATATATTAGTAATCGGACTATTAAGATTAAATCTCCTCAAATATTATTTGATATTTCCAAATTAGAATTAAGAATTTATTAATCTGTCTCAGATTTGGTCACATAAAATAAAATATTACGAACATGCGCAAACAGTAATTACTATATTGGTAAAAAAACAGTTCGGAGCCGGCACGAAATAGAACCCGATTAGGCTCAAAGCACGAAAAAATGAATCCTAATCACATATTTGACAAACTACCGCTAAACTGTAAATTTAGCGGTAGTAGTTCACCAAATCTTATAATATCCCCCAATCCCCACATAAGGCGACAATCCATCTCGACCAATCCCATAACCGGCCATGATACCTATTCCCCAGCGACGGACTGGCTGCCGTTTCGTGATATACATTGTTTCCTGAAAAACATCAATACTATCAAGCGACGGATTGTATCCCGATACCCAAGCATGGTAATGGTCTGTTAAGTATTCTTTCTGCGTGACCGGGACAGGCACAAAGATAGGCTCTCTCACTGTATCTCCCTCAAGTGTGATGTAGACAGGAAACATCTCCGGAACCGTCTGGATCACCGTTTCATAGACAGGATAAGGAATGCTATCTCGAATTGTGTCACACAGAGTCGACGTGTCGTTTTCTCCAACAAGTTCATCCCCTACCCTATTCGTGTGCCGGCCGGCCAGGAAGCAAAGAAGGCAGAGAATCAAAATCAGTATTACATGACAAGGTTTCATAGCAAAATCCATCCTGTTATAACATCCGGCATATCGGCCTCTACGCCGTTTTCAACATACGACATAGCAGCGACAATACGAATCATTATCTCTCTGTTTTCAGGATATACAAGCTCGTCTGCCAGAATGCCGCTTCTTTCTGCCACCACCCTGATATAATTCTCCGTATGGTTCTCGTTTGTCGGAGCCCATCGGCTAATCATTTTGCGGATGGTGTCCAGTTTGTAATTGCGGATATAATTCCGTAAGATTACGAACATCGCCCGGTAGCCGTAGGCCATCGTTTCGAACTGTTTAAATGACTTATCCTTGCTTGGTCTCACCTCGCCCTGAAATAAGTCATCATTGATCCGGATATTTCCGGGATTGTTATTTCTTAAACCTCTTGGCAAATTATTCTTTTTCATTTTTATCCTCCTATTATTAATACCCATTCTGCGGTTCACGATCACCGCATTTCTTTTTCTCACATCTTTTCATGGCAAGTTCAAGTTTGACATCCGAATAGCTCTCTTTCAATGTAAAAAGTTCGTCTTGTACCTGCCGGAGTCTTCCGGTTTGTTCTACAAAGCGTTCTTCTTTTTCTGAAAGTTGTTTTTGCAGGAACTCGTTGTATTCCCTTAAAGCCTTGAACTCTTCTGCATCGGCGTGGGCATCTTCAATGCGTGCATTAGTTTTTCGATTAACCCAGAAGTTGATGCTCCATTTTATCGCCTCGAATCCTCCCAATGTCCCGATTATTGTTAATATATCGGTCAATTCTACATTCACATTGCACCTCCTTTTCTATTTATTTACTACTTTTGCAACCCATTAAAGATTGCCACATTAAAGCAATCTGTTCAACTTGCCGCCTCCTGTCTGTGATAGCCGGGAGGCGGCGTTTATTTTAAATTTCAAGTATGCAGCAAACTAAATAGATAACCAAAAACGAGTCTATTTCCACCCAGAACATAGGCTTGCTCCTGTAAAACCTATACCAGAATGTGCCTTCTTTTTCCTTTGCAATACTTAGGGCCGTATAGCCAACATATAGTAGCCAGGCAAGTAGCATAGGCCATAAGTTTAATGCTGCCCAGATTTGAGAAAATAGTATAGCCATCGTTGCGCCAGCTATGTGTCCCCGGTATTGGAACTTGTCCGCCTTATAATCCGGAAAACACCCGACAACGATCATCCCGGCCAACGCCAGGTAAGCGAGAAACTCCGTGCCCGGCTTACTGACCTCCAATATCACCGGCATTAACACCATAGGACAAGCCCACATTGTGAAGCGAAACCATCCTTTGTGTTCTATTGCGTAGTAAGTTGCACTGATAGAGTAAGGTACACCTTTTGCCTTTATACAAACTGCTGCTGTATAAGCTGCAATAACCCAAAAAGAAATAATTAATAATAACATGATTTTCAAACTTTATTGTTTAACTTTGTTTCCGGAGACCCTCGGTCCCCTAATTTTCTTTTTTTACAGCCTCCAATCTGTGATAGCCTGGAGGCTGTTTTATTATTCTTTCGCCACCGAACATTTATATCTCCATTTGTTTTAAAAGAAAATACCCAACCTGGGGTTGGCGATTATCAATAATTTTTTCTGAATATACATTTGCTGTCTTTCTGCTGTGACAGCCCAAAGACAGTGTCACTAATTTATTAATACGGCCTTGCAGGCGGAGTGAAGTTTGATGTCCAACGGGCAATATTACTGATGCGAAACTCGTCAATCATACCGTTCAGATACAATCCATAATCCCGATATTTTCCGATCATTAAAGAACTATAATACCCTGAAACCATCGTCGATGTGAAACCAGACACATACACTCCATTTACATACACTTTCCAATATCGAGATTGTGACCTGACGATCGCAAGATGAACCCACTGATCCCGTGGCATCGTAAAATAGCATATTGCATCCCCTCGGGTTCCACCATACTGCAATCCAAAGAAAATGCGTCCGTCTGATTCCTCCATTATATCAAAGCTGTAACTTCCATAAGCAACGCCTTTTGACATTATACCGTTTTTCACACCACTTTTCAGTTTAATCCAAAAATCGACGGTATAGTTTGGATATAGGGACTCGTTTATGGCATTCGTTCCACTTATCTTTACATACCCGTTTCCTGAAAACGAAACGCAATTCTTGAATTTTCCCACTACATAGGACATATTACTACCAACATAAGGCTTGCCTGAGGCTTCATCTTTCAATGATCCATCAAAATGTAGCAACAGCAAAGTATTCCTGTCTACTTTCTTCCGTCCCATCATCGATCTTATCATACCAACCTCCTTTCCGCCGAAAGTCGGTCAGATACTTTAGTTAAGAGGTGTTTACCCCCCCCCGTTAACATTTGTAAACAATTATTTCTCATGACTTTATCTCCTATTTTTTAGTCGTTAATATCTTGTTTCATCTTTTTCAACGGCAGATCATTCTTCGTAAGCCCAATAGCGGATCAGGACAGTGCCATCACCGCCGT